GGCAACAAGCCGTTCAATTTTTTCGAGTCGCTGACTGCCCATTGTGCTGATGGTTTCTTTACCAAGCAGCCCCATGATGCGCTGAAACTCAATCCCAGCCTCACGGGCCATGTCTATGGTGGATTTCATTTCGTCACCTCGCATTTCAATGTGTGTTGACCAACATAGAAACCGCCGAGTCGTTCGCATTCAAGTTTTACAGTTGAGTGCGCAGTAGTCCAACCAAGCCAAAAAGCAAAGCCAAGCGCCAACGTACAAACCATTCCAATAAGCCAGTCGTTCATTTCACCACCTCGCACATCTCCCAACCCAACTGGAAATAGCTCCAGCGCACTTGCAATGCAGGAACGTTGTATTTGCCAGTTTTGTTCATGCTGAAGTCCGTGTGGCCTTTGACGCGCATCGTGGCTTCAAAGATTCGTTGGCAATTTGTCATAGCGATGTCCCTTTCTTGGCGCAAGGCCATGTTTTCCCAAGGATGTAGCGCACCTGTGCATCGGCGGCATAGTGGCGCGTGGAGGGTGTGGCGATCAAATGGTTCTTGACAATATCTTGAACTTGGCCAGCGGTGACATTGGCGGGTGGGCAGTGAACGGCGTCCATTGACACATCGAATACGCCAATAACGTATCCAAGTGCGACCATTTGCTGCGTGTCGTTGCCATTTAACCTACTGAGCAAATCGTTGCCGGTCATGAACTCAGCGTGTGCGCCAGTGCAAGTCAGTGCGGCGATCAGTGCAAGTTTTTTCATTTCATCCTCGCTCGAATAGTTGACGGGTCTATGTGCATCATTTGCTGGAAATAGACCGCAAACGATGCCTTTGTGTCAGACTGCAGCGGCATGGCCTGGATGCTCTCCAAAGCCTCCTGCATGGCGCTGTTCCAGCCTGAGACGAAAATCCACTGGGCGGCGTCTTGTGGAGACAGACCAAGGTCTCCATACAGCTTGTCGTAGTGCTCAAGCGCTTTCATTGCAATCCATTGCATATTGAAGATCGTCAGCTGCTTTTCTTCTCAGCCACTGATCTGCTGTCGGATCGCGCAAGACCTTGATTGCCAAAGCGATGGCCTCATCCAATTGCATCGGCGTAACTTCACCATCTTGGTCTGGGTGCGGAAATGCTGGATTCATTGTGAACATTTCAGCTGCTCCACCAAGCAACCAGCAGTGCGGCCAAGCCGCATCCGATGGCCAAGGCCAGCAGGTAGTCTGCTGCGGCCTCGCAGCGGCGCTCTGTCTTGCTGACAAATAGGCGGCGCTTGATTTCGTCGCTGTAGGGATGTTGGGTGTGTTTCCAGTGCTTCATCGAGTTCTCCTGTGTTGATGCCTTGATAGTACCACAAACACCCACGAACCTACAAAATTATTTTGTAGGTGTTATCCCTACAAGTCGCAGATTTCCACATCATGCGGCCTGCGTTTGCCGTCTAGCATGTCTTGGATGCGCTTCTCGGTCAGCCGGTGACAGCGCACCATCGTTCTGGCTGGCAGCACATCGATCAGCTCGGCATAGTCGCTCAGGATTGAGCGCACGGCCACAATGCCTTCACCGTCCAGGCGCAGCTTGTGCCCCTCCTTGCTGCGCTTGCCTGCCTTGGCCAAGGCTGTGATGGCGTCCATCAGCAGGCCATTGGCGTCCTCGCAGACCTTCATCTCCTGCACCAGTGTTTCCACCAGGTTGATGGCATCGGACACCAGCCGCCAGTCGTCTGGCTGCGGATCTTCGCCTTGCTCCATGTTGTGCAGGCCTTGGTACATCTTGGTGAGCTGGCTCGTCCGCCAAGCCTGCGGCAAAGGCTCGGTCGGACTGGCCATCAGCTCGTCCATCATGGTGTATCGCTTTGTCCATTTCCGTTTCATTTGCTTTTTCTCTGAGACGGATTAAACAAATCTGCGTCAGCGTACCCAACGCTCATTCGATATTTCAAACATGCAGACGTCAACCCATACTTGCGAGCAGCAGCAGCCATTGTCATTTTTCCTGATGGCGTGTTCACAATCACATTGTTTGATTTATTGTTTTGTTGTTCTGCTGCCGTTTCCCACTTGCAATTTTCTTTTGAATAGCCAAGGTCATTGTTTGTTCTGCCAAGCTGGGAACCTTTGAACCACGTCGCACCCATGTCCAGCCAGAATTTTTCAAAACTTTGCCATTCGTCACACACTCTGATTCCACGCCCTCCATAAGACGGATACCACTTATGGTTTGGCTTTTGGCATCTTTGTCGCATATCAGCCCATGACTGATAGGCCGGATGTTTGCTCATTCCGTGCGTCTTTGATTTTTCAGACTGTCTCCGACGCATTTCAATGTTTGGATGTTTCCATCGCTCTTTTGATTTGTTTGCGGCAATGCAGCCGCATGACTTTGACGATCCGCCTCGCAACGTGAACCCAAATGAGATTGTTGTTTTGCCGCAGTCGCAAATGCAATGCCACTTGTCATGCTTGCTTTGCACTACAGCTTTTTCGACAACGGTCAAAAGCCCAAATCGTTCACCAACATGATTCTTTGCCATAGTTCAACTCGGTTGTTTAGTTCTGCAATTATAGAACAAAACAGCCGAATTGAATCAAGGCTTGAACTCCAAAATGCTGAAGGTTTTGTCGACCCTGTCAAAGAAAACTGACAGGCCTGGCCGCGACCCGCATCGAAGGGCACGGCAGGCAGCCAGGTGGATGGTGGATGGCCGAAGCATGGCCATCAGGATGTAGCGCTTGTCCATCAGTATTTCCAGACAGTGATCTCGACCACCCACAAACGCAGGATGAATTCATTGTCCTCAATTCCGATGGCGAACAGTGGCCAGCGACGCTTGAGCCATTCAACGTCGAATCGCAGTCCGCGCTTCATGCTTTCACCTTGTCCAGCTCCAACCGGATGTAGTGCAGAACCTGTGCGCTCAGGCTGCGCGTGTTGCGCTCGGCCTCGGCCTTGAGCTTGGCCATGACCTCGTCCGACAGACGGACGGTCACATATTGGGTCTTGTTCTTGCTGGTCATTCGACAATCCTCCAGTCATCGGACAGCACATCATTCACACTTGGAACCCAAGTGCTGACTGTCTCATTGACGTTCTTGATGGCCATGTAGGCGTTGTATGGAACCATCGCGCCTTCGCCAAAGTAGCTTTTGGCCGCACCGGTTTGCACAGCGTAGCTGTTGGCTGGGACGTAATAAACGAACATCCCCTTGCCATTCCAGCCAGCGCGAGCGACCTTCTGACCAGTCTTTATGGCCTCGATGGCTTGGCCAAATGTCATGCCTTCGCATGGACGGTATGCGCGGTCGAAAACGTCCGCTGGCGACCAGCTCACATAACCGGCGTAATGGTCGGTGTTTCCTTTGCCGCCATCCACGTATTCGACAAGGTAGCCTTCGTCTGCCCCGTTCTCGTCGGCCGGCAAAGTCCAGCCTCGGAAGTCGTTGTAGGCCTGCCGTGTCATTGGCTTTGCATTGATCAGTTTGGTTCCGATGTAGCGTTTCATGCTGTCTCCTTTGCGTCTTCAAACATATCTGCTGTTGCAGGCCCACCGGCCAGCTCGACCGGAATGCCACTGGTCAGCAGGCTCACCAGATCATCTTGGCCAGCCACCTCGATGTCGAAGCGCGTCTGCGCTGCGTGCCGGATGGCTTGGGCCTGGTTGCCTGCGCGAATCAGGCGGTGTTTGTTGGTCTCCACGTCGGTGACCAGGTAGATGCGTGTGCTCATGTTTGCTCCAGTTGTCAGAAGGGAATATCGTCGTCCATGTCGTCAAAGCCTGAGCCTTGCGACTGTGGTGCTGGTTGGCGTTCTTGCTGGCGATGTGGTGCGGCCTGCCTTGGCTCTGCCTGCTCGCCACCTGCCACAAACTCCAGGTCTGCGATGCGTGCAGCAATCTTGCTGGCCTGCGTTCCGTCGCCTTTGGTGTAGGTCTGGATGTGCACGTCCTCGAGGTAGGCCACGATCTGCTTGCCTTTGGTCAGGTACGGCGCGAGCGATTCCACCCGCTGGCCCCACAGTGAGGCATCGACCCACTGCGTCGGGCGCTTTCCGTCCTCGCCCTTCTTGCCGTAGGTGAACGCCAGCGAGACGTTGGCCACCGCTGCACCGCCTGGTGTGTATCGCACCTCGGCGTCTTTGCCGATGCGTGCCAGTCCGTTTGCTTTCATGCTTGCTCCTTTGTGAAGTGATTAAATGATTCCGTGATTGGCAAATTCGCCATGGAGGATGCTTCTTGCTTTTATGGCAGCCTGTTTCGCAAGCTCTAGGTCATCAAAATGGCCGATAAATATTCGCTGCGTTTTCACTCGAATCCGGACTCGCCATTTTTCTTTTGCCTTATGCCAATCAACATTCTTGACGCCAGATGTGTTTGTTGATCGCATCGCTTGGTTCCACTCATTGCAAGCGCGTGTTGCTGGTCGAAGATTCTCGATCCTGTTGTCCAGCTTATTCCCGTTGATGTGATCTACTTCCTCTGGCCAATAGTCGTGATGCAGGAAAAATATCAACCGATGCGCAAGATGCTTCTCGCCTTTTATCTCGACTTGCCAATATCCACCGTTATGCAAAAACCCGGCCTTTTGTCCTGCTTTTGCTTTGTTGTTTCTGTCTACTTTCCAAATCAAGTGACCGTCTCGATACTCAAGCAGTTCTGTGATTTCTGACTTGTTCATGCTTCCCTCGCTTTCAGCATGGCGTCGGCAACAAAATAAGCGTCTCGTGCGTACATGTCCGCGCCGGACTGCGGCTGCACGGGGCACGCCAGCATTCCCTGCATTGCCTTGGCCGCGAAGTAGTCGCGCAGGGTCATGCCTTCGTGCGCCACCTCACCCATGCTTCCGTGGCTGGGAAACGCTGGGCTGCCTGTGTTTGTGTTGCTCATGATGCGTCCTTGTAAGACTTGATGAACTCGACCTCGCGCTCGATGTCTTCCAGGAACTTCACCACCTCGGCCTCCAGCTCCTTGATGGCCTTGTCGTCACGCACCACCCGGCGAATGATGAGCTGGGCGTTTTCTGGAAAATCTGGGTTGTAGGACACGAAGTCACACCACTCGCGCTCGGCCACCCAGAGCTGGCCCTGCACCTGCCAGCGGTAAGCCGTCGGGCACTTGCCTGGCTCAAGCCGCAAGTATTCCAGGTGGGTCTTTGGCATAGGGCACTTGTATTCGGTCATGCCGACCTTGCCAACCAGGCCGTCAGGGCTGACACCGACCTGGAGCGTGTCGTGCATGCAGAAGCCGATCTCGGTGACAAACTGGCCTGTGTGGGCCTCGTATGCTGACCGGGCGAAAGGCTCGCGCTCTGTGCCCTGCTCCATTGCAAAGGTTGTCTTGAACTCTTCGCGCACCCCGGTGATGCGCTCCAAGGCCAAGGCGGTCAGGTAAGTGGCGCGGGTTGCCCCGCCTCCCTTGGCCATGATGTCGCTGAACTTTGATCCGGATGGCACACCGACGCGTGCCTGCTTCCACTCTTCCGTGCCTTGATCTGCGGTGATGACTCTCATGCTTGCTCTCCTTTGGTGATTGGCAGTTTCGCCAGCAATGCCTCTGCGTCTTTTGCATCTTTTGCAAACGCATCAGCTGCACCTGGGCGAAAATATCGTCCGTCTTTGTCTTGTGCTGCGGCACCCAATCTGGCGTATGCGTCAGTCATAAAGCGGTGAACAGCAAATCGAATGATCGCGTTATCTCTTTCTGTAAGCTGGCTCATGCTGCCACCTGCTCGTCTGCGGTCTTTGCGGCCTTCTTGAGGGCTGGCCCTTGGGCTTGCCAGAACGCTGCCTTGTGTGCCGACTTGGGCAAAGCCTGGAACGCTGCGGCCAAGGCTTCGCTGCCTTGCATGGCTGCCTCGCGCATGGCTGGTAGGGTGGCTGCCTCGAACTCACCATAACCAGCCACAGGAGCAGGTGTGCGCTTGCTGGCAGCGTTGCCATCATCATCCTCTGGAGCAATACCGCAAGCGGCCATCAGGCTGTAGCGGCGTGCATAAGTCAGAGCGCTGCCATAACCCTGGGCGTCGTGCTTAACAGCTGGAACGTGCAACTTGCCAGCCGAAAAGATCTCTCCAGACTCGTGAACAAAGACCGTCTCGACCATCACGCCAGCTTCACATTCGTGCGTTTGCTGCACCAGGGCGATGCCGTTGTCGTTGAGTGAATCCATCACCGCCTCGACGCAAGCTGCCAGATCTGCATAGCGGCTTTTGAAGTGCGGGTTGCTGGAGGACTTGAGAGCAGGGCCAAAGGCTTTTTGTGCCTTGACCAGTGCTGCTGCGATTTGCTTGATTTCCATCGTGTTTACCTTTCGTGGTTGATTGTGGTGAAAAGAATCATACAACACAAAACAAAATTTTATAGGTTGACGCAAAAATAAATTTTTACGGCTGTTACAAATTGATGTTATAGTCCAGCACATGACAAAAGACGATCAGTATTACCAACAGGTCTGCGCCTTCGCCCACAAGCAGGCTGGCAGCTACTCCAAACTGGCCAAGGCTCTGGGCGTGCCATCTGGCGCTGCCGTGCAGATGTGGCGGGTCAACGGCGTGGCCCACAAGTGGCGGCCAGTGCTGGAAAAAAAGTTCGGAGCTGCCTTTCGCAAGAGTTTGCAAGAGCTGGTGACTTGAGGTAAAATTTTTGTAGACGGTTTAAAAGTTGGTCGAATCAGGGCCAGATACTTTTAAGCCGTCACAGGCTGACCCCAGAAAGTTCGTGCTGATTCCACGGGCCTTCTGGGGTTTTCTTTTTGGAGGGTGCAATGCACTACTACAAACGCAACATTGGCGACTACTCAAAAAAGGCTGGTCGTCTCACGATGCTGCAACACGGAGCGTACACGCTGCTTCTTGACTCGTGCTATGACCGTGAACGCTTCCCAACGCTAGACGAAGCAATCGAATGGACATGGGCATCAACAGAGTCAGAAGTTGAGGCTGTTAAGTTTGTTCTCAGCAGGTTTTTTAAGCTGGATGGCGATGGCCAGTATGTTCAAGACCGGATCCTTGATGAGCTTCTGCACTATCACAAGAATGCAGACACAAACAAACGAATCGCTCTTGAAAGAGAGGCAAAGCGTAAAGGCAAAAGCACGAACCGTGCACAAAGCGTAAACGAAGCGCCACCTAACCAAGAACCACTAACCATTAACCAAGAACCAACAACCAAGAAAGATAAGAAAGGCGCAAGCGCCGAGATTGTTTTTCCAGATGGTTTAGATCAGCAGGCTTGGACTCGATGGCTTGAATACAGGAAGGCATCAGGCAAGTCATTGAAGCCGGTATCGTGGTCCAGCGCAATGCAATCCCTTGCCAAGCATGGAGATCAGCAATCTGCGGTTGTTGACCAGTCGATAGCAAACGGCTGGCAGGGTTTGTTTGCAATCAAGCAAGACACTGGAAAACAAAGCAAAACAACCACCTTTGCCGAACGAGACGCAGCAGCTGGCCGCAAACGATGGGAGGAGATGACGGGCCGCAAGTGGCCTGAAAACGAAACCTTCATTGATGCTGACACTTTCACTTTGGGGATTGAACATGACACTACCGATTAAAGCGATAGACAGACTTTTTGAGCGACTCGGCGCAACCTATGGCGAGCAATGGAACCGCCAATGGGCGAACATCCCGATCACAGACGTAAAGAGTGCCTGGGCGCATGAACTGTCCGGCTTTGCTGGTCAACTGGAGGCGCTTGCATGGGGATTGGAGAACTTACCTGAGCGTTGCCCCAACGTGATTGAGTTTCGCAACCTTTGCCGCCGTGCACCTGCCCCTGAGTTGCCACGATTGCCAGAACCAAAGGCAGACCCGGAACGGATGCGTCGAGAGCTGTCAAAACTTGGCCAGATCAAGCAGCAGGTATTGGCCATCAAGACACTAGACGGAAAAGAATGGGCGCGGAGAATAATTGCCAAGCACGAAGCCGGGGAAAACATCAGGCCAGTGAATTTGCGCTTTGCACAAGAGGCATTGGGTATTAAGGCATAAAATAATTTTATGAAAACTGAAAATTTGCTTTACAATCATGTCCAACAACATGACAAAACCATGCCAGCAATGCGAATCATCGAAACAACGTCAGCACAGTGGGGTGTATTCGTTCAAATGCGTGGAGTGCTGCTCAAGGCTGGTACTGAGCGCAAGACCAGACAAGAGGCAAGCCGCGGCAATGCTGGCGGCCATCGAGCGCTTCCCAGACAATCCTGGCCGGGATCGCATCTTGGAATCCGTCCGCCAGGAATTGACGAAACACCCCTCAGCCTCGACGAGTGCTGGATCGCAGTCCGGGAGTGCCTGACATGACCGAACGCCAACGATTCACCCTCTGGGAGCCGGTGCAGGCCCACAAAGTCCTGACGCAACAGATCTGGCCGCTGCTCAAGTCCCTGCTGATGGCTGGCCACCGCATGGTGGTGGAGATCAAGCCCGAAACCAGAAGCCTGGCTCAGAACGCAAGGCTTTGGGCGCTTTTGACAGACCTGGCCAAGCAGGTCGACTGGTACGGTCGCAAGCTAAGCGCCGAGGAATGGAAGCACGTGATGACCGCCTCGATGACCAAGCAGGACGTCGTGCCTGGCATCGATGGCGGATTTGTGGTGCTCGGCAAGTCCACCAGCAAGATGACCAAGCCCGAGATGAGCGAGCTGCAGGACTTGATCGAGGCTTTCGGTTCGCAGCAGGGCGTGCGCTTCACCGCGCCTGAGTACGTTGACCCAGAGACTGGAGAGATCACATGAAACTTACAGAGGCAGACAAGGCAGGAATTTGGGCTTTGGTTTGGCTCGGACTCGCTGGAATCGGCGCATGGTTCACGATTGCTGCGATTGTCTGGGTGCACATTAAAAGGTGGTTTTTATGACACAAGAAGACATCATTGCACTGGCTCGTCAGGCTGGAATGGCTGTTACGGAACCTTCTTGGGGGTATTCAGAGCACTATCATTTTGCAGGGTACGAAGACAAAATTCAACGCTTCGCCGCCCTAGTAGAACAACGCACCCACACCAACAACAAGGCCCGTTGGTATCAGGAAGGCGTGGAGGCCGAAAGAGAGGCCTGCGCGCAAACCATTGAATCCCTTCCAGGTTGCTCTCAGTATTACCCCCATGTTCCAGACATTATTCGAGAAAGAAGCAGCACATGACAGTAAAAGCGCAAGACCATCCAGATTACGTTGGTGGCTGGATATGGACAAATCTTGAATTAACCTACATCAACGAAAAAATCGAAAAAGCAATTGCGGCTGAGCGCGAGGCCTGCGCAAAACTGGCAGAGGAGCCTTATGAGTTCACCAGCGAAGAAGCCCACAAAATCGCAGCATTCATCCGAGCAAGAGCAAATGACGTCCTCTGACTACTGCAAATGCTGCAATGCCCCACACGCGCCAGTAATCAAAGTACTGGCCCGGTGCGGAGCGTGCTCTGTTATCAACGGCAAATTACCGCCGACCAAGTTCATCGAAAAAGCCAAGGAGACAAAATGAGAAAAAGCCTGCACCTGACAACCGAGTTTTTCCCGAGGAAGTGGCCGTGCTTTGCTTTTGGATTTTTTGCTGGCGGCAACGAGTTTGTGTTGCACCTGTATTTAATCTGTTTCCGTATTCGTTGGGGGTATTAATTATGAGCAAACTCAAAACCCTGACAATTCCAAACCACCACAAGGTTAACGCCAAGATGGTCCTGAATGAGGCCATTGACGAAGAACCAGATACTGCGATCGTGCTGTCATTCTGGTACGACAAAGGCCAATTCAAGATCAAGACATCCTCAACACCGGACCGGCTTGCGCTGATTGGGATGCTAGAGGAGGCGAAAGCCAAAGTCATTTCAGACGGGTACGCCTCATGACAACTACTCATGTCCGATCGGTCATGAAGTCGGTCATTGCCGTGGGCTTGGACCCGACTGAAATGCAGTGGTTTGACATTTCAGGTGCCGACCTTTCCACCGGCATCAAGATCGACAATCTGACCACCCACCGGCCACCGTTTGAGAAAAGCCTGGTGCTCTGGGCTGGGCAGACGGCAAACCATCAACACTACGAAATGGAAATGCTTGTCGCTGGGGATGATCCCGAGGAAGGCATTGTTATCGACTTGAGCAAAGGGACGCCAGGAAATTTCACCACCTTCCCGCCGATGGTTTACGCGATCGTGGATGGCCAGATCAAGTATGGCCCGGTCGATGAAGGCCAAGACCTGCCCAGAGATGTGGCCGAGATCATGCTGGCCACCATGTCCAAGTGGCTGGAAAGCATGGACACCGGTTGCGATTGTTATCAGCCAGTGATAACCGACACCTTCACGAACAGGCGCAAAATTGCTACAGGCAAAACACCGACCTACGACTGGCGCACCGTCAAGATCGGCCCAAAGACCGCCAGAGGCGAATCGAAAGGCGGCACGCACGCACCCCCCAGGCTGCATGACCGTCGCGGCCACATTCGCAGACTGGCCAGCGGAAAAAACGTCTGGGTCAAGGCTTGCAAGGTTGGCGATAGCAGCCTGGGCACCGTGTTCCACGATTACAAGATAGAGGCGAAATGACCACAAACGCAGAACGCAAGCACATGATCGGAACCAAACATGACAGAACAAAGCCCAGGTGGAGCCTCTTGCCTGCCGGAACTGTCCAGCAGATCATTGCCGTGCTGGAGTTCGGTGCAGCAAAGTACATAGAGAACAACTGGCAGCATGTTGATCGAGGCCCTGAGCGCTACTACGATGCCTTAATGCGGCACGTCCACGCCTGGCGAGACGGTGAGAAGAACGACCCAGAAAGCGGCCTGCACCATCTGGCCCACGCTGGATGTTGTTTGCTCTTTATGCTTTGGCTGGATGATCGGGGTGTCAAATGACCAAACCCGCAAAGTGCAAAGTCTGCCAGTGCGCCTACACCAAGACCAGGCCACTGCAAACGGTTTGCAGCCCACCATGCGCTCTCACACTGGCCAGGAAAGCCACAGACAAGGCCCAAGCCAAGGAACAGGCCAAAGACCGCAAGGAAACCCGCCAGAAGCTGGATGCAATGCAAACCAAGCCCCAGCTCACCAAGAAAGCTCAAACGGCCTTCAATTCCTTCATCCGGGCAAGAGATGCGGGTAAACCCTGCATTTCCTGCGGCACGCCACTGAGCAACGAGCCGAACACCTACGATGCCGGACATTACCGATCAGTCGGAAGTGCACCGCACATGAGGTTTGTCGAGGAAAACTGCCACGGCCAATGCAAGCACTGCAACAACTACCTGGCTGGAAATCATGTGGCATACCGACAGCGCCTCATTGAACGAATCGGCCTACAGGCCGTGGAAAGCATCGAGCGCGACAATACGGTGCGCAAATATTCTCACGAAGGCCTGATCGAACTGGCCAAACACTATCGGGCGGCAACGCTCACAACCAAGAAAGCAAAAGCATGAAAGCCATCATCATCCTCGCCATCACCTTGGCCGCAGCCACTGTCCAGGCACAGACCACCACCAGGTGCGTCAAAAACTGGGACGGCAGCGTTACCTGCACCACCACCCGCAACGGCGGATTTTGATTGAGGACCATAGAATGAAACTCCCAGACCAACTCGAAACCATCCAGATCGATGCGCTGATACCCTACGCACGCAACAGCCGGACGCACTCCGACGCGCAGGTGGCGCAGATCGCCTCATCCATCAAAGAATTCGGATTCACCAATCCGGTGCTGATTGATGGGGGGGGGGGAATCATTGCCGGACATGGCCGAGTGCTCGCTGCACGCAAGCTGGGCATGAGCGAAGTCCAGTGCATCCGATTGGATCACCTGACCGAGGCACAAAAACGAGCCTATGTGATCGCAGACAACCGGCTTGCGCTGAACTCCGGCTGGGACACTGAAATGCTGAAGGTGGAGTTTGCCGACCTGCAGGAGCTTGGGTTTGACCTTGAGCTGACCGGTTTCGACCTGGACGAGATCAAGGAGCTGCTGGAGCCATCGGTCATAGATGGTTTGACTGATGAAGATGCTGTTCCAGATGTTCCAATCAATCCTGTGACACGTGTCGGAGACATTTGGGTTCTTGGTCAGCATCGTTTGATGTGCGGAAACAGCACCGTGCTGCATGACGTCGAGCGCCTTATGGATGGAACCAACCCTGATTGCATCCACACAGACCCACCTTATGGCATGAACGCTGTCAGCAAGTCGTCAGTTTTGAAAAAAAACTACAAGCAGGACATTATGGGAGATGACACACCAGATGTCGCAAAGGACGCTTTTCGATTGATCTACGGCATGTGGCCAGACGCCAAACAAATCTGGTGGGGTGCAAATTACTACTGCTCCGTGCTGCCGGACAGCGAATGTTGGCTGGTTTGGGACAAGGACAATGGGCAAAGCGATCAAACCGACTGCGAGCTGGCATGGGCAAATTTCCGAAGCGTTGTGCGCCAGTTCACATTGGCATCAGAGAAGAAGAATCGCGTACATCCAACACAAAAACCCGTGGCGCTCATGGAGTGGATTTTGCGCAGATTCAAGCTGTCAGTGAGAACCATCGCTGACTTCTTTGGTGGATCTGGATCAACCCTCATAGCTGCTGAAAAACATGGCGTCCAAGCATTTATCATGGAATTCGATCCAAAGTTCTGCGATGTGATTGTGAAGCGCTGGCAGGATTTCACAGGCAAAATAGCAACTCACGCAGAAACTGGCGAACCTTTCGCGGAGGTTACAAATGGCAACAAGCAAGCCTAAACTTGAAAAATCGGTTCCAAAAAAGGAACCAAAGCAAAAAGAACACGGCGGCGCACGTGAAAACTCTGGCCGCAAGTCCTTTGAACCCACCGATGCCGAACGCAAACAGGTGGAAGCCATGTCCGGATACGGCCTGCCGATTGAGCAGATTGCTGTGCTGATTCGAGGCGGCATTGACACCGACACTCTGCGCAAGCACTTTGCCAGGGAGTTGATCGAGGGCAAAGCCAAGGCTAACGGCCAGGTCGGCAAGACTCTGTTCCAGAAGGCCATGGGCGGCGACACCACCGCAGCCATTTGGTGGAGCAAGACCCAAATGCGCTGGGCAGAAACCCAGAAGCATGAGCTGACCGGGGCCGACGGCGCTCCCTTGGAGTTCGCCAAGATCGAACGGGTGATCGTCAAGAATGGGTAAGGTCTTGCAACTCCCCACCCCAGAATGGGCCCTGCCCCTTCTGGACCCCAGCCGCTACAAAGGTGCATGGGGTGGCCGAGGCTCCGGCAAATCCCACATGTTTGCCGAGCTCATGATCGAGGCCCACATCATGGACCAGAAGCGGCGCAGCGTCTGCGTGCGCGAGATCCAGAAGTCTCTGAACCAGTCCGTCAAGCGCCTGCTCGAAACCAAGATCGAGGCCATGAATGCTGGCGCTTACTTTGAAGTTCAGGAATCGGTGATCAAATCCAAGAAGGGTGACGGGATGATCATCTTTCAGGGTATGCAGAATCACACAGCGGATTCGATTAAATCACTGGAGGGTTACGACTGCGCCTGGGTGGAAGAAGCCCAAAGCCTCAGCCAAACTAGCCTCGACTTGCTGCGGCCAACCATCCGCAAGCCCGAGTCCGAACTCTGGTTTACCTGGAACCCGCGCCTGCACTCCGACCCGGTCGACCACCTACTCCGTGGCCCAACGCCACCCAAAGACGCCCAGGTCTTGAAGGTCAACTTCACCGACAATCCGTGGTTTCCAGACGTCCTGCGTGACGAAATGGAGTACGACAAACGCCGCGACCCAGACAAATACCAGCACGTTTGGATGGGTGGGTATGTCACCAACAGCAATACCAGAGTGTTCAAAAACTGGAAAGTCGAGGAGTTTGAAGCACCGCCAGACGCCATTCACCGGCTCGGCGCTGACTGGGGTTTCGCCATCGACCCCACCACCTTGGTGCGCTGCCACATCATTGGCCGCAGCCTATACATCGACTATGAGGCCTACATGGTCGGCTGCGAGATCGTGAACACACCAGAGCTGTTCATGACCGTGCCAGAAGCAGAAAAGTGGCCCATCGTGGCCGACTCCGCCAGGCCAGAAACCATCAGCCACATGAAGCGCAACGGCTTTCCCAAGATCATGACCGCCGTCAAAGGGCCAAGATCAGTGGAGGAAGGCATCGAGTTCTTGAAGAACTACGACATCGTGGTTCACCCTCGCTGCATCCACACCATCGACGAACTCACCCTCTACAGCTACAAGACCGACCCCCTCACGGGCAAGATCCTGCCAGTCCTTGAGGACAAGAAAAACCACGTGATCGATGCCCTGCGCTACGCCTGCGAAGCCGTCCGCCGGGCCAGCACATCCAAACCCGCCACCTTCACCCCTTTGCCAAATGTGAAGAAGTGGTGATTTTTTAAGCACGGTGAGATAATCCGCACAAATTGAGGAACCAACATGGCCCGAATGAGCAACGACCAACGCCTCGCCAACCTTCACGCAGAAGCCCTGGCGCAGTTTGATGACGTACAGACAGCCCTCCGCGACGAGCGCTTGCAATGTCTCCAAGACCGGCGCTTCTACTCCCTAGCAGGCAGCCAGTGGGAAGGCCCACTTTGGGACTTGTACGAGAACAAGCCAAAGTTCGAGGTCAATAAGATCATGCTGTCGGTGATTCGCATCATCAACGAGTACCGCAACAACCGCATCACGGTGGACTACGTGTCCAAGGACGGCCAGGAAAACGACAAGCTGGCCGAGGTCTGCGACGGTCTGTACCGTGCAGACGAGCAGGCATCCGTCGCTGACGAGGCCTACGACAACGCCTTCGAGGAAGCAGTCGGCGGCGGCATCGGTGCATGGCGTTTGCGCACAGTCTACGAAGACGAGGAGAACGACGAAGACGACCGCCAGCGCATCAGGATCGAACCCATCTTCGACGCTGACAGCTCGGTGTTCTACGACCTCGGGGCCAAGCGCCAGGACAAATCCGACGCCAAGTATTGCTACGTCGTCACCAGCATGACCCGCCAGGCCTACAAAGACACTTGGGGAGACGACCCAACCGACTGGCCCAAGATCATCCACCAGTACGAATTCGACTGGTGCACCCCAGATGTCGTCTATGTGGCCGAATACTACAAGGTCGAGGAAAAGACCGAGACCATCCGCATCTTCCAGAACATCGCAGGCGAGGAAGAACGCTACACCCAGGCCGACTTCGCCAACGACGAGACCTTGGAAGAAACCCTCGCGGCCATCGGTACGGTCGAGATCCGCCAAAAGCGCGTCAAGCGCAAGCGCGTGCACAAATACATCATGTCCGGCGGCAGGGTCTTGGAAGATGCCGGTTACATCGCAGGCAAGTGCATCCCCATCGTGGTGGTCTACGGCAAGCGCTGGTTTGTGGACAATATCGAGCGCTGCATGGGCCACGTTCGCTTGGCCAAAGACGCCCAGCGCCTGAAGAACATGCAACTGTCCAAGCTGGGCGAGATCTCCGCGCTGTCCAGCGTGGAAAAGCCTATCCTGACCCCCGAGCAGGTCGCAGGCCACCAGGTCATGTGGTCCGAGGACAACCTCAAGGACTACCCGTATCTGCTCATCAACCCGATCACAGACCAGAACGGAAACCAGGCTGTCAGCGGCCCGGTGGCTTACACCCGCGCCCCCAACATCCCACCGGCCATGGCCGCGCTCTTGCAGATCACCGAAACCGACATGCAAGACATCCTGGGCAACCCAGCCGGGGCCGACAAGATGGTCAGCGGCATGTCAGGCAAAGCCGTGGAGATGATCCAGACTCGCGTCGACATGCAGGCCTTCATCTACATGTCCAACTTTGCCAAGGGCATGAAGCGCTGCGGCGAGATCTGGCTCTCCATGGCCAAAGAGGTCTACATCGAAGACAAGCGCAAGATGAAGACCATTGCCCCCACAGGCGAGGCCGGTATGGTCGAACTCATGCAGCCATCCATCGACCAGCAGACTGGCGAAGTCGTCATGCAAAACGACCTCAGCGCGGCCACCTTTGACGTCGTGGCCGAGGTCGGCCCATCCAGCACCAGCAAACGCGAGGCCACAGTCCGCGCCTTGACCGGGATGCTCCAGATCACAGCAGATCCAGAGACCCAGCAAGTGATCACCGCCATGGCCATGATGAACATGGAAGGCGAGGGCATCAGCGACGCCAATGCCTACTTCCGCAAGAAGCTCCTGCTCATGGGCGTGGTCAAGCCTACCGACGACGAGGCCCAGGAACTCATGGCTGAAATGCAAGGCCAGCCGCAAGACCCGAACGCGATGTACTTGCAGGCCGCAGCTGAGGAAGCCACAGCCAAAGCAGCCCAGGCCCGAGCCACCACCGTCAAAACCATCGCAGACGCAGAACTCAGCCGAGCCAAAACCGTCGAGACCCTCAGCAACGTGGACATGGATTCTCAAGACCACGCACTGAACCTGGCGGAACAAATCGGCGGAATTGTCCAGCAACAAACACAGCCAGTTGTCAATCCACCCACAATTGGGTGACAATTGCACACATACGGTATCCACCCAGCCGTTTCAATGGGTGAGTTTCACAGGGTCAACGATGAACACACAGGCAGAACAGGACGACGACAACACGAACGACGACACCGCAGTCATCGAGGATGAGGCCACCGAGCAGCCCGAGGAGCAATCCGACGGTGAGCAGGCCCAATCCCCAGAAGAAAGCGACGAATCCGACGAGGTTGTAGTCTCCATTGGTGAGGAAGCGCCGCCTCCCGAAGAACCAGCACACGCACCCGAATGGGTCCGAGAGCTACGCAAGACGAACCGAGAACTCCAGCGCCAGAATCGCGAACTCCAAACCAAGCTGCAAACCACCGCACAGACTGAGACCAAGCCGGTCGTGCTGGGGCCAAAGCCCAAGTTGGAAGATCACGACTATGACGCCGACAAGTTCGAGGAAGCACTGGCCACTTGGTTTGAGCGCAAGCGACAAGCCGACGAAGCCAACGCCAAGCAAGAAGCTGAAGTTATGAATCAGCAGAAAGCCTGGCAAGCCAAACTGGATGGCTACGGCAAGGCGAAAGCCGAGCTGCGAGTCAAAGACTTTGACGACGCCGAGGCCGTGGCTCAGGAGTTGTTCAACGTCACCCAGCAAGGCGTCATGCTGCAAGGTGCGGACAATCCCGCCCTCGTCGTCTACGCACTCGGCAAAAACCCCAAGAAGGCGCAAGAGCTGGCCGCCATCAAAGACCCCGTAAAGTTTGCCTTTGCGGTAGCGAAACTGGAGAAAGACTTGAAAGTTACCAACCGCAAGGCAGCCCCGCCGCCCG